CGATGTTGATGTCAAGTCCGGTCGGAAGCATGACATCCAAAGCACCATGGAGTTGTTTCGCATCCCGCTTGTCCGAGAGTGCGTTGATGAATTGTCGAATCATTTTAGACATTTGAATCTCCTTGAAAGGTTGAAAAGGGGCGGAATGCCCAACAACATGAAGCGTACGATTCGCCCAGTTAAGGACGATTTACAACAAAAAGCCCGCCGAAGCGAGCCGTGAAACACTGCAAAATTGTTACCTCAAACCAATGGCCTGCCGAGCCGCATCCGTGGCAGTTGGTCAAGTTCGAGTGCTGCGCGCAACGGCGTGCCTTCGGCGACTGCACGAACCATTGCCTCGGGGGCGATGCTGTTGCCGCCATACTTGGCCATGGCTTCATAAACAATGAGGTCATGGAAACGGCTTGGCATTTCCGGAATGTCGGCATCAGCGGTCATCACTTGCGTACCGATCTGATAATCCCCGCTCACGCGAAACACTGCATTTGGTATCGGACCGAGCACAAAGGCACCAGTCGGATCCTGACTGACATGCACCGGCGTCCCATCCGTTTGCGTTCCCTTTCGATACTGGTAACGAAAATCCTCCCAGTCCAGCCAGATCAGGAAATACTCACCCGAGACACCGGTTGAAGACAGGTAGCACTTCCAGTCGTAGCGGCCTTGATACCAGCGGGAGAAACGAGTGATGACTGCGGCCGACACCGTATCGGTACAATCACCGTAGGCATAGGCACCATCCGAGGCGGATGTGTCGACGTAAAACGACTTGCGCATCCATCGCCAAAACTCGGAACTGGTTTGAATGTCGTTCCAAGCGTCGACGATCCAATCAACATACCGGCGCATACTACCTGTCTGCCCGACTACGGTAGTTGGGCCTGTGCCAGAGTCGACGGTGTTCTGCCTCAGCTTCTGGCACAGTTCGAGGTTCGTGCTCATCAGGCTTCAGACATCCATTTAACGTAGTCAGCACGACCGCGCGCGGTGTCGTTGATCACCACGACCCGGTGCGTTGTACGGCTTGGGCCGGCCAGCCTGTTGAACTCTTTGCCGTTTTGATCCCTCCCGAACGAACAGACGAGACGTGCAGACTTTGCGGCAAGCAGCGAATACAGAAACTTGCGCTTGATGATCTGGTTTTTGCCACGCTCGATGTACTGCGTTACCCCGTTATGGGCAGAGTGAACGAACAGAGGGGCATTGGGATCGTCATCGGCCTCGATGATGATCTCGACCGGTTCATTCATGTACTTCTCGTTCTCAGCCTTGGCAAGCATGGAGCCTGGCTGCACTATGTCAAGGTTGAGCGTGCGTTCCGCTGTTGCTTTGCCGGTGGTTGAGATTGCGATTTCGTTGTGCGGCTGGCCGACATCATCCGGTCCAATCATGTTTCTCTTGACATGGAAATCCGGACTGTCGAGTTGCTTGGCTGGGGTTTTCTTGGCTTTCCCCGCGCGCAGACGCGCATCGTTTGCCAACTGTGCTGGGGTGCGGGACGGCTTCATGGCCGCTGCGACTTCGGACTTTTTGACTCTAGGCATGGTGTTCTCCTGTGAATAAAAAACCCGCCGGGTGGCGGGTTGCTTGGTTGTACTGCTGGTTGAATTGCGGTTGGTTAAGAGGTTTGCGGACGGCTCGGCATCACAAGGATGTTTTGGATCGCATTGGTGAACCCGGTTGCGTTCCAGTTTGCCGTACCAAAAGCGACGTTCGTTGCAGCCGTTGCTCCGGCCTTGACGATCTGATACGCGAATGGGCAAAGGTCTTTCGGCACGGTCGGGAACTGCGGTGCAACGACAAAATTCCCTGCACTGTCGAGAGCCTGGTGTTCACCCATGACGCATTTGACAGCCGCGTCTGAATCGAGCCCCCATACCACACATGCACCCTCGCCATATTCACCGGCCACGCTGTTGCCGCCCACCAGCACAGGGAAAGCAACCCCTGTAACGTAGTCGGTAGTCGGCGTTACCTCGTCCGCGTTCAGGGCGTAGACATATGCCTTGCCATCAATGCAGTATTGGATGTCCACGGTCGTATCGAAGACCGTCTCGGCTCCGGTTGCAGTGAGCAAGCCAGAATTGGTGCAAAAAGTTGCACCGGCTAAAACGTTTTGTTCCATGATGATTCTCCTTGAAGAAAGCTAAAAAACGGCTTGTTTATAATTCGCCCTCTGGCGAATCATTTGTTGCAGTAAAAGCAGCCACCCGAAGGTGGCTCGATTGGTTACAGGTTGGTGACGCCGAATTCCGTGACGGCCATCCATCCATGATTGGTTACAACTGCTGCATCATAGAAGGTGCCAGACACATAGCCGCGCTCGCCGGTCGGATCAGACTTTTCCTTTTTGTTCCAAGGAATGTGGTTGAAGTCGACTGCATCCATGCCACGGAATGCGGTATGGCCCCATGCGTCCTTGGCGATAGTGAACATCTGATACACGTCGGCATAGGTACTGCCGGTCGTTTTCAGGCCGTTCAGGGATGCGCTGGTCGCCGCGTCGATCGTCTTGGGCATGTCGGGCGACAGGATGAACCTGTGCGAACCAACTGAACCGATTTCCAGTTCATGCACCTTGGTCTGCGAACCGTAGTCACTGACAGGCTTGTACCCAGCGATGGCTTCGATGTCACGCTGCGCATCGGTGTGGGTGAAGTCCAGAAACGCTGGCGAAAGTGATACGGTGCCGAAAAGCTGGCTTGATTTCATCGCTTGGCGCACGAAAGTTGCATGGTTGCCGCGCAGACTGCGGGTGATCTTGTCGAGCAGGTTGAGTGACAACACTTCGTCAACCGTCGCCCTGGACGTGCCGCCAGCATAGAAACGGTTGGTGCCGCCCTGTGTTGCTCCGATATAAACCAACTCGCGGATCAAGCCAAGACGCTCGCCGACCTGCTCGGACATCCAATCAGGCATTGGATCTTCACCCAAGTTCGCCTGACGCTCGGTGTAGGTGTACAAACAGCCGTACTTCTGCACTTGAACGGTGGTGTCCAGCACGCTCAGGGTATCTGCGTCCGGTGTTTGCCCTTCCTGAATCAGATGGGCAGCAGCCGTGGTTGAAAAGACATTGGGTGCAGCGGCCGTGGCACCGAATGGAACGACTTGCCGGAAAATAACGGTGTCGCCTTCGCGCAGCGGCTGTTTCCACACTTCGCCGGATATTTCCAGCGTTGCCGTGTGGATGGCATGTTTCATGATCTGGCCAAGGATCGTACCGCGTCTTTGGCCAGGGCTAGTGTAAGTAACTCCAGGCATGATGTTTCTCCTTAATTATGCCGATTCAAAAGCCTTTTCAGCGGCGTCTTGCTCGGACTGGGTTTGTTGTCGCTGGCCCGGTGTACCCTTTGCAGGGATCGCCGCTTCCAGCCGTTGTTGTTTCTTTTCCTGCTCGGCAACTTTTTTCTGATGGTCGTAATACAGGTCGAGCATCTTGATTGCATCGCGTGCAAGGTTTGATCCACCAAGCGCCTGGATTTCTGGCGGTTGGATATTTCTCCATGCAGCAAAGGCCGGTGTAAAGCCACCACCTTGTTCCTTTGGTACATAAATGTCTTCTTCCCACGAGGGGTGTTTCATGTCGATGCGCGCAAGTTCTCGCACACCCTTTGTGATCTCTTCAACGTCTACCTTCGGAATTGCCTTCAGCGTTTCGGCGCGTTCAGCGGCGAGTCTTCCGGTAATCCGTTCATCGATCGCATCGGTCGCACTGAATTCGTCCGACCATTCCTTGAATAATTCCTTGAGCTTGTCCCACTTTTCAGGCGTGGCAGCGGCGGCAGCGATCTGTTCTTGCGTCGGTGCGTTGTCTACCTTGCTTGCGGCTAATTTCGCAGCGGCCATTTCGCTTTGCATACGTCCGGCTGCTGTTTTCATTTCGGTTGTGAACTGCCTCATGTCATTACTGAGCTTGTCGATCCCCTCCAATTTTGCACGGACAATCGGGTTTACGCCAAGCCAAGGATCGGCTTCCTCCTTGTTTGGATCAACCTTGTCGTCCTTGTTTGGATCGGCTTTTGTTTCGTCTGCGTCACCTGCTTTTAACTCGGCAGCGTCCGGTGCGGCCGCTTTGGCGGGCGTATCATCTGCTGCGATGGCAAAAGCAGCTTCGGCAGCTTGCTGTTCTTGCTGTACTTGCTCGGGGGTTTGCTCAACTATTTGGTCATCAGGCATTTCAGTTCTCCAAAAAACAAAATCCGCCGGAGCGGATCATTTGACTGGGGATTGCTCGCCAGCCGGTTATGCGGGTCTGGTTGCCCAGAGCCGTGCAATGCGTTACTTCAATTCTTCGTCAAGCCCGAGGATGTATAGCGCCTCGGCAATGCGGCCCCTGTTCTTGGCAGTATCGGCCTCGGTCAGGTTGCCATCGTTCTTGATGCGATGATCTTGCAAGCGCTCTTTCAGGTGCGCCTTGAGCTTTGCCCAGGTGGGGCTTTGACGGTCGTTAAGGTCGAGGATCATCAGTGCGTCAACCTCTTGGCGTTCTGCGTGGCTTCTCTGACAATGTTAGATGCCCTCCGCGCGGATTCCTTGCGCTGACGCTTTGCTTCGGCACGCTTCTCTTCGGCAGACACGACACGCGAGGCGCGATACCACTTGCTGCCCTTGTCACCTTGTGCGGCATCCATACATTGCTGCCCGGACACCAGCTTACCCATGATGTCAGGATGGCGCACCCATTCGGGCACGTCA